TTAATTTGCCATATATTCTTCAAAAATTCGTGCCGTATCTATTTTGGATTTTTCTGTGACATGTAAATATACTCTACGTGTCATTTCATCGCTGGAATGACCTAAACGAGCTTGTATATCTGTTAGGCTTACTTTTCTAGTTTCTGCTAACAGAGATACATGTGTGTGTCTTAACATATGTGCATGTATATGTTTTGGAAATAGATGCTTTTTATTAATATATTTAAAGGCGGTTGATACTGCAATAGGCAGTACCGCCTTTTCTTTATTTGTATGAGCGACAATTGTTGTGAATACATAATTTTCTGCATCGACTTTATTATTTTTTCCATTTTGTAATCTGTTTATTAGTTGCTTTTTACGCCATTTTTTTAATACTGTTATTAAGAAATTATCAATATAAATTTTTCTGATACTAGATTGAGTTTTTGGTGTATCTTGTTTTACATAGTTATTATAATTTTTAGCATACATTGTAGAATGAATAAAAATGCTTTTGTTTTTAAAATCAATGTCTTCCCATGTTAAAGCACAAGCTTCTCCTAAACGCATGCCAGTATAAGCAAGTAATACACAAATAGGATAGAAATATCCTGATGATTTATAGATTTTATTTTCAAGAAATATTAAAAAATTTTTTAGTTCATCTTTTGTTAAATAAAGGCTGTTGATGTCTAGTTTTTTCATGTTTTTTCGTGGAAATTCTACGCTGATAGTAGGATTTGAGTTAATTAGTTTATATTTTACAGCATAGTTAAATATATTTTTTATTATTACGTGTCGTGTTTTTAATGTTGTTAGTTTTACATTAGCACCATAATGATTTATAAATTGTTGATACATATATGGTGTTATACTTTTCATTTTTAAATTGGCAAAATATCTGTTAGCTATTTTTATAGTTTCAAGATTATTACTTTGTGATGATTTTTTTAAATTACTTTTTCTATCTGCTAACCATATAGCAGCATATTCACTAAAAGTAATGTTACTTTCAATTATATTTTCTCCAAGCAATAATTTATTAAGTATTGGTTGAGCAGCAGCTCTTGCTTCTTTAGCTGTTTTAAATCCACTTTTAGTGAGTTGTTTTCTCTTACCAGTTTTTGGATCAATGCCTGCTTCAATACGATAAGTATAACTAAATCCTTTTTTTGAATTACGTTTATATATAAGAATTTTTCCTTGTGTTGTCATGATATTCACCTCTAAGGTAAATATGGCAAAATAGAAGTATAACAACAATGAACAGATTGTGCAGGAAGTAATTATTATAAAATTTATGCAAAAATAAAAACTTTCTCCAGTATTAGGAGAAAGTTTTATATAATTTATTCATCAATTTAGAAAAACAATATCATCAGCATGATCTTTTTTGATGGGGAGATTTATACTAATAATTTTTCTTGTCAAAGCAGAAAATGTTATTTCAACTTCAATTAATAAATAATTTGTATCTTTTATATATTTATTGAGTACTTCAGTAGTATTAATATTGACTGCTTTTGTATCATTTAGTTCACAAAAATCGTCTTTAAATGTAGGTAAATTCCTTTCATATAGCTGTATAATCTCTTTTGGAATAAATGATGTTAGATTTACTAAATCATTATCAAGATCTACATTATCTGATAACAAGCTAATGTCTAATGGTACAATGCCATTAGACATTACGCATAAATTTTTATTCATAGTTAAGACCTTCTTTAGTACATTTCTATTTAAATAATATAATAAAGTGTTATAACTATGGTTAGTTTTTTTATGATGTCAAATAATAAAAATAGAAATTACAATTATAAGCAAATATTTTTAAATTGTTTACCTAGATTTGTGATATATCCTGGTTGAGAAGAAATACTAATATTTTTTTTATCATATTTATTTGTAAGTTCTTTATAATAATTAGACTGTTTGAATTTATTTATTAACGCATCATTTGCATCTTCAATAAAAAAACCTATACCATCAGGTAAAGATATTAGGCCTAATCTCTCTAAATTTTTTATTGAAATAGCACTAGGTATAAAATTTTCTTTTATTAAATTATCATTTAGATATATATTATATACTGAATCTGGTTCATTATCCAAAATAATACATGATACTGCAGAAAAGGATGGTGATAGTTCATAAAATATTTTGGCATCTAAAGGATCCATCTGACTAATTATGTTAATAAATGCAGGATGTACTTTGTCAATAGTATCTTCATTAGTTGCGGCAGATAGTAAATTACTATACAGATTGACAATATCTTTTTTATTAAAAGAATTAGCTACATTTTCAAGAAGTGGGCAAATTATTGTCGGATCAGGTAAAACACGTTTCTCATTTGGTGTTTTAGAAAATGCAGTATATAAAAAATTTTCCATTTTCTCTTTAAGAATATTTTCAGTAATAATGGCACCATCTCCTACAAGTCCTATTAATCCAATTAATCTTAAACTATATGCTATTCTTCCCATTACATAACCAAGTTCTTGTGCTGGTGGATGAATAGCATCATCATAAAACTTATTTATTATATTTGATACAATTTGCAAAGCTGTTTTTTCTTCAATCATAATACAATTGATTCCTTTATATATAATTTTAAATTATCATACCTTATTAGAAATAGGATATATATTAGTTATAATATTATAAATAACTCTTAGGATAGCAACTATATCGTTAATAATATTAATATTCATGCTAATGTCATATATTAAGTATAATAATTATTAATATTAATTTATAAATTAAGTATAAAATAGGCTAAAGATATTTTCTTTAGCCTATTTTATTTGTTACAATAATTTTTCTGATGGTTTTTGTTCATTAGGCAGAGTTAATTCTAATTTTTCAATATAAATTTAAGGTATATAAAATTGTTTTCTATAGAAATATATT